AACTGCGCATTCCCATCATTGACAAGCGAGAGCTTTCAGGCTCCAAAGCAATAGATTGATAACCGTCGATGTTGGTCATTCTATCGAATTTGCCAGAAGTTCCAGATTGTGTCGCAAAGTCTAGCAAGTTTCTCTTGCCCTCGATACTTCCAGTTCCAAAAGTGCCTGGAGTATAGAAGTTTCCTTGTGGTCCTTTTTGAACAGATCCACCTGCTGCAAATCCACCAAGCGAACCGCTATTCAACGCTTCAAGAAATTGTGGTCCATATTTTTGAACTGCACGTTTATTGATAACATATTCGCCGCCCATGAGCATGGCTGGAACGTCATCTTTAGTGCCTGAGCCTCCCATTACTTTACCGCCAGATGCAAATTGCTTAAATAAGCTGGAAATTCCAGATTTTCCTACATTAAGAGCTGAATCAAATATGTTGCCAATATTTTCTCTATTAATAGTCTTAACATAATCATAAGCTGCTGATCTTAATATATCAGCGAGACTGCCACCTTGATCAATTGCATTAGTTAATGCATCAACCATATTATCTCTAAAAGTTTTTGATGCAGATACCAAAGTATCTTCTAGTCTCATCATTTTCTCTTCTTGAGTTGGCGAAATAATAGCAGATAGCCTTTCGACTAAAGGCGCTCTTTCTCTTTCTTTTGCAATGATTTTATCAAGAATTTTCAATCTTTCTTCAGAAGTTTCTGCGGCAAGAGCTTCTTCTTTTAAAGCTAAGATGTCCACTAACTGATTGAGTTCAAACTGTCTAGAGACTCTATCTTCTGCTGTGATTGCTTTTTTAACTTCAAGTTCTTGAATCAATAAGGCTTTTCTATTTTCTGCATTTTTAATTGTGTCTGCTGTTTGCGGACCAGCTTTTAAATTCGCAAACTTTTCTGATTCTATTAAAGAAGCCGATATAGACGACGCATCGGTTGCAGATAACAAACCAAAAGCGTTTTGAGTAATTTGATCAGCAAGATCTCTAAAAACATTCGCTACTAAATTGCCAAATGTAGTCAAATTAGCGCCAGCTGATTTAAGAGAGTTTTCTAAACTACTTTTGGCATTGTCAGCTTCTTTTCCTAAAAGTTTTAATTCTTCAAAAGCATTTTGTGATCCCTCTATTAAAGGATTAGAGGGAAGAGGCGCATTTTCAATTTCTGTTTTTTGTTGTCTTAATTTATTTATTTGTTCAGAGAGTTTTTTTGATTCTGACGATTCTGGTCGATATTGAGAAACTGATGATCTTCGAACAATTTTTCCTGCAAAATCAATAATACCACTGGCTGGAAAAATTTTTTCACTTAAATAATTAGCCGCAGATGAAACTCTTTCTACAAAATAATCAGAAGCAGTTTTGCTATTTGACAGCTCCATAATAGAAGTATCAAGCCTAGAAATGTTCATCTTTCTTTCTGCTTCAGTTATTTGAGAGGCAATTGCATTAAAATCTTCTAATTTATTAGCGCCTTTAATATCGCTTTCAAGATTAAGTCCAAGTTCTAAGGCTGCGTCAGAGAATTGCTTTCTTAAATCATTGATAATAGCTTGTTTGTCAAACTCTAATTTTGCATTAATTACAGCGGTTTCTTTTTCAGCAATTTGTTTATCGATTGCAAGTGATTCTGCGGCATTTTTGCCGATTTTCTCTTTTTCTTTTTCGATTTTAAACTTTTCTAATTCTATATCTTTAGATCTTTTTGATAAATCAAATGAGCGGCTTTGATTCTCATAATAAGAGGAAACTGATTGTCTTCTCTTTTCTTCTAAGAAATCAATAGCTTCAAGGGAAGCTTTTTGAGCGTTAAGTATTGCATTATTTGATTTTTGTAGTTCGAGATTTTTTTGAATTGGCTCGTTAGTGGCTTTTAATATAGCAAGAATTGATTCAGAAGCTTTATCTTCTCCCAATTTATATTCTAGTAAGCTCTTAGCTTTAGATTCTACTTCAGCAGTATATCCACCTTGTTCTAGAATTAATCTATTGATTTCTTCTGATATTTCAGCAACTGCCGCAAAACTTTTTTCAGAAACTTGCTCAAGACCAACTTCATCTAATCGAGCATTTAAAACTTCCGAATTTCTTAAAAGATCTACAGAAGCTTTCGCTTGTTCGAGAGTTGCTTGTTTTTGAAGTTTGATAGTTTCCAGTTTGGATTCAGCCTCGAACTTTTCTAGTTTGCTTAAACCAAGCATATCTCTTTTGATTCCAAGAGAAATTTCTTCGCTTGTAGTGCTTTCAAATAAAGATTGCTGATAAGCCAGAGACGCATCTAAACGTTTTTGCAAAACATTTAAATTAGCTGTTTCAATAGCTTTACTTACTACTGCTGACTTATCAATATTTGCAGTTAACTGATTAAATAATTTTACTAATTCTTCTAATTCTTTTGGGTCAGTATAATCGCCAGCGTTAGCTAACGCTGTTTTAAATTGGTTCACTTGATCTAATTTGCCAGCTTTTTCTAAATTTTTATAAGCAGATTGAAAAAGATCATTAATAAATGGTTGTAATTGATCTCCCTGAAGATTTTGCTCTTTTGCTTTTGCAAAAGCTTTTTGCGATTCTTCACTGGAATATGATCCAGCTAAATCTGCTTCAAACATGCCTAGAAGTTCAGCTTGAGGTTTCGAAAGACCTTTAAATTTATCAACAAAAGTGCTTGAGAATTCTTCTCCTGAAGTTGAATATATCTCTTCGCGATATTTTTTTTGCAAACCTTTACCAGCTGTATATTGTTTTTGCAATTCTTCTGGAGTAAGACCTGCCCTTTCTGCCATAAATTTTTGATTTATCCCAAAAGAAGCACCTTCAATCAACTTATTAAATTCTTTTTTACGTAGTTCTTCATTATCAGCACCCGCTGCCGCATCTGATCCAATTCTTTTTTCAATTTCCTTTTTGCGAGCTTCAGTTAGTTTGTCGTTAAGAGTCCCACTTATTTCAAAACCTTTATTAAATTCTCCAGCGAGAATCTTTTCTCCAGCTTTTTCTCTAGATTTACGGAAAGACTCAGCTGTTTTCTCAGCATCTGTAGCAACTAAGCCAAGTGATTGACCAAACCATTTTAATGCTTTCGCTATACCACCCGTTAAATCAATTCCAAAAGCTTTAAGACCAGCATTTACTATTTGATAAGCTGTAATAACTTGACCTAAAATGGGTACAAATCTACCAAAAAGTGGACCAACTTTTGATATTACTCCCAGTGTTCCACCAGCAAGACCAGCTAATCTTCCTCCTCCCGCTGCTCTAGCAGCAATTGTTCCAACAACTCCACCTCTTTGAGATATAGCTTGAGCAGCAGTTCTCGCTCCAGCAGCATTTCTAGATCCCCTTGCTGAAGAGAAATCGTTTAATAGTATTTGAGACTCTGAAAGGGGTTCTGATTTTTGTTTTTGTTTAAAATCTGTTATTTCTCGCCAAGATAAAACACTACCTGCTATTTGCGAAACTGCATATGCGGCTTTTTCTAAACCATTATCAAGATCGCCAAATGCTGCCATCGCACCTGAAGTCACAGATTGAAGCAAGAATAATTTTCCAACATAATCAGAAGTTGTTTTTTCTTTATTTTTTGTGACTTCGGTTAATGATGTATTAGCGGTTGTAGCAGCTTTTTCTGATTTTACGTAATCAAGACCAGCTTTCGCGACTGCTTCTTTTGAATTTTTTTCTAACTTAGAGACTTCTGTGAGTTTTCTAATTTGATCTTTTAAAGCTTTAGCTTCGCTAGCGATAGTTAAATCGATTTTTGCCAAATCTAAAGTCGCAACAAAATCATTAATGGCTTTATTTAGTCTTGTAAAGGAAACTGCTTGTCCTTTTGGTCCAGATAGAGCTGTTCCAGTTATATCAAATGGCGCAAAATTAGGTATAAATCCACCTGCTGCTCCATATGTTTTAGGATCTCTTCCTTCTCTAACTGCTCGATTAACACCTTGAAATCCACCACTTGGCTCATCACGACGATTTGCTACCATTAATCCCATTGGATTGCTGGAGCTTTTTAGTCTTGGATTTTTGTCAATGTAAATTTGAGATGCTGGCACACCAGCCGCTATTTCACGACTAATAGCATCTTGCAGTGGATTAGCAAAGTTTGGAATATAACCAGAAGCGGCACTACGCATCATGGCATTTCTTCTCATTTCTAATCTAACATCAGGATCATTAATGGATTTATCAATTACACTTCTTAGTTCGGCAGTAGTAATTCTTCTTTTTGCATCCGCTTTGCCAACTCCTCCAATTTGACTGAAAAACAAGCTGTTGATTTTATCAGCTTGATATTTGTTGGTCATATTGAAATCGAAAGCTTTATTTCTCATAGCTTCCCCTTCGTCAAAAGACTCCAAATCTTCTGCTTTTTTAGTATAAAGATTAATTGAACTTTCAAATATATTTCCAAGAGCGTCACTTCCAAACAAATATTTATCTTTTAAATCTCCAGAACTGCTAATACCTCCCAATGAGCCAAATATATCATTTGCCAATACTCTAAGAGGTTCTGCAAAAAGAGAATTCACTCTTTGTTGGAAATCTTTTTGAACTTGTTCTGCGTTTAAATTTTTAATATTACCCAAACTATTTGTTTTAATATTGGTAAATTCAATAGCTAAATTTTTATCTCTTTCTGTGACACCAGCATTTTTTAAAATTTGAATTTGAGTGTCTTTTAATTTTTTTTCAGCCACTCTACTTGTAGACTCTTTTCCTGAGATACCAATCAAGCCCAAACCTTTACCTCCAGGTAAATTAAATTGAGAAGTATCAAATGACATTTTTGGCACATCTTCTGCTGCTTTAGCTCTAGCCTTTTGTACCATTTTTACAATTTCTATTTGTCTTGTAGTATAAGCTAATTTTCCAGAGCCTCTAACTTTACCTTCGCTTTGCAAGATATTTTCAATGTCAACAGCTTTTTTGCTCTTGACGCTATTATAGTATTTTAAATCTTCTGGATTAAAACTATCAACAACTTCTTTTGGAAGAAGAGAAGCTTTCGCAAAATTGGGGATAAAACCTCCAGCTGCATTTATTTTTTGTGCGCCAGATGGCAAACCCATAGATTTTACCATATTTCTATTAAATATGGCAGAACCCTTACCTGCGAAATTAGGCACAATATACTCTCCAGTATGAGCTACCATTGTGCCTCTTCTACCTCCACCAAAGTTGAAGTTAGGAATCACAACTGGCTTGTCACCACTCCTTGCTCCACCGACTCCAGATTTAATAGCTTGACTTTCTTTCGCTACGGCTGGCACATATCCACCAGCACTATTACCAACTCTCAATCCAGAAGAAGAAGCTCTACCTCCAACATTATACACCGCTGGAGCTAGTGAGCTTGCTGTCGCTGCTGTTTTTCTAATTATAGCTTCTTGCTGAATAAGGGCGCTGGTAATTACTTGTAACTGAGCAGCCCTATTACCCTCCAAAGCAAAAAGCTTTTGTTGCATATCTACATTGCGAGATAAAATCTGCTGGATGGACATTTCAACATTTTGAATTTCTTTAGCAGCTTTTCCAATTCCAAAGAAACTTTTTAAACTCGCAAAACCAAATTGAACCAAATCTTTAGAAAGTTTCAAAATGACAGCACCAAATAGCGCCAATCCTGGACCTGAAATTATAGCCGAAACTCCTTTCGCAAGACCCCTAAACAAACTACCTAAAGCGCTTTCTTCTCCTAGAATATTCTGAACACCTTCTAATAGACCATTAAAAAACGAAAGAATGTTTTTTAAGTTATCTGTAACACCAATTTCCCCAAGTGTATTGCCTAACTCTTGTGCGCTAATAGTAACTTTGTTAATCAAAGATTCTAGCGTCATATTTAAAACCGCATTTTTCTCGTAAGCTTGTTCACCAACTTTTTCAAGTTTTTTAAGTGTATCTTGATATTTGGATGTTTCACTGCTCATATCTTGGATAGCTGCTAATAAATTAGAGAGCTGATAAACGCCGCCAAGTTTTTTTGCAATATCAGCCTGTCTCAACTGAGAAAGAGAACCAAATGATGTCGCTAAATTTTGTAAAATAGCTGTTGCTGGCAAAGCTTTTTGCGTTGCAGTATCTTCGATAACTACACCTAAAGCATCTAAATCCTTTAAAACTGCTCTATCTTGTAGTCTAGCAAAAATTGTTTTAAAACTGTTGCCAATAACAGCTCCACCTCGTGCTGTTTTTTCTTGAACTGCTGTAATAATAGCGATCAATTCATCAAGTGAAACCCCAGCTTGATTAGCTACAGAAGCAGATCTCTTGAGACCTTCAATCAAGTCTTTTTCAGAAACAGCAAACTTTTGAGAAACAACAACTAGTTTATTCAAGATTTCTGAAGTTGTCACTCCTGCGCTTGAAAATGAGTTATATGCGGCTGTTAAACCCTCTACTGATTTTGCAGCATCTAGTCCCGAAAGTCTTGAAAGAATCAAAGCATCATTTAATCTTTTGATAGTTTCTGTTGCCCCCAAGCCTTGTCTCGCTAATTCTGTTGCAGCTTCAGCTACTTGATCAAAAGTTTGCCCAGTATTTTTTGCAACATCAAATAACTTGCCGCCAAATTTTTGCAATTCTGAGCTACTAATATTGAGAACGCTATTAATATTAGCTAAGCTTTTTTCCACTTTGATTGTGGTTGTTACGATACCCGTTAAAGCTTTGGCTACTCCAGCCATAATACCAGCAGAAGCTCCGAACGCAAGAACACGAGCATTTGCCGCAGCCATGGATTTTGTAAATTCATCCGCTTGACCAGTGATTCTTCCAAGTGGTTGACTCAAGGAATTAATTTGGCGAGCATTTGACCCCAAATTAATTTGAGCAGATCCAGAAGCTTTTTTCATTGCTGCCTGAATACTCTGCTCAAGTCCTACTTGTGTTACTGGTATTTGAATAGATTGCATGACCCTTTTTCCTATAAGGGATTACACTAAAAAACATTTATCAACTCATCAAATCAATAAAATCTTCCATGCTCATAGAGCCTCCTCTCTTTTCAATTTCAGAAGATAAACTTAACTTTTTTGCATTCGGGTCTAAATATTCTAAATCTTCTTTTGTAGCACCAAAAACTGCTGATGCTCCAGAATCGTCTTTTGAATACTGGCTCTTTGAATTGTTTTTCTTTAGTTCAATAAAATTCAGAATAGCTTCTGGATCTTGTTTTATTCTCTCTGGAACATCTTCGTGATACTGGAAAATGTTAAAAAATACTCTAGAGTATATTGCTAGCTTTAATTGATAAACAGATAATTGGATAATTGGTTTTCCATAGAAAGCGGAAACGTTCTCTGTTTGAGACATATACATATTGAAAAAGTCTCTCAAAACAACGCTTTGAATATTTTTTTCATTCAATCTTTGAGCAATTTCATTATTACACTTCACAAAGTAAGAAAGCTCTTCTTCTGATATAGCAGCAAATTCTTCATCTGAAAATAAATGAGTCTTACACTCTGGATCTTGATATATTAGATATCGAATAAATTCTTCATTAGACCTTTGAGACGCATAAGATTCTGAAGTTTTACCAATTAATTCGTACTTTTTATTTGTTAAAAATAGAAGCTCTTGGCTTTTGGAGTTTATAGATTTTTGAATTGATTGTTTCTTTGAAGGTAAGATTGTTACCTTTTGAGACTGCTTTAATCCATCTATTTCCTGTGTTAGATGAGAAATGCGAATTTCATCTTCTTCTGTCCAAATTCCATCTTCTATTAAAGAATCGAGCATCTCCTTCTCAGAAGGGATGCCCTTAGATTCTGCGATGTTTTTGTATTTAATGTAAAATTTGTGAATATATCTTTGATCTCTAATTGAGAAATGTTTTAGATAAACCGTTTGATTGTTATACTTTATATCTGTATAACCGTCAAATATTTCTCCAACAATTCCAATATATTCTTCTTCAGACACTATTACACTTCGTTATTCTCAACTCTTTTCATTAGGTCATCAAATGAATCTTTGTCAGAAGCTTGATTAAAGAACCAGAAAGCTAGAATTGTTGCCGCTTTTTTAGCAATCAAAAAGTATACATCGTCTTCAGACTCTTCTTTTTCGTAGTATTTTTCAAGCTTATCTTCAAAAGATCCAGCGCCAAAATAAGGCTTAGGAGAGTCGTCTTCATTTTCTTGAATGTATGTCAACATGACTACATACCACAAAATAAGTCTATTTTGAGCTTTTACATCGGCAGTATGATCAAAAAGAGCTTGATAGTTAGATTCTGTCTCTACGATTTTTCTACGAACATTCGCAAGCTCTTCAGCAATTTCAGAAGATCTGGATTGTTGTTTTTCGTTTTTATTTTGTACGATTTCCAATCTTGCATATTCGGATTGAAGATCAAAGATTTTTTTATAGTTATCCACAAGCTCTCCAGCGTCATCTTCACTCATGAGACCGCCAGTATCGCTATATTTTTTAGCAAGCATAGCTTTCGTCAAAATGCCTTTTTTAATGCATCGACTCATTTCTACACTAAACTCCAACTCCGCATCTTCTAATTCTCTGCGTGATGGTTTTTTTAGCTTAACAATCAAAGGCTGCATTTCTTTGACCTTTTTCGTTACAGTAATTTTCTCGCCAGTTTTTTTATCAACTTTTGACGAACTCACTTCCTTCTCGACTTCTCTGTCAACAGAGAAACTATACAATTCTTTAAAACCTTTTTCCATAATTGTTATTTAAATATAAAAGAAACAGATACATTTTCCATTTCTTCAGCAAAGTTTCTTAAAGATTCGTTTCCACCGTCTAAGATCCGTTTTCTAATCCAAGCTAACTTAGCGTCATTAAAATGATTTGCGGCATCAATTACAGGATGATATTCTTTTGGAATAAGATCGTAGAGTTTGCTGTAATGAAAATCGTGATCAGCTCTCATATCCTCCAAGATTTTGAGATAGTTTTTAAACAAATTGGTCACTTCTCTTTTATGCTGATTCAATAAGTAATCGTGTGCTTGCATTTTATCTATTTTATAATAGAAAAAAAAGTGTAAATTTCAATATGCCGAGCTTGATAAATCAAAAACTAATGAACATGGTCGAAAAAAAACTGGGAGATCTTCATGATACCTTCTCCAGAGAAATCACCGTTTATAAAAATGCAAAAAGAATAGCCATTTCAAGCTCTAGTCAATTCAACGCTATTTATGGATCGTCTGGTAGCACAAACAATCTTGAATACGAAAACGTAACAAAAACATTTTTGGCGCGAATTTATTATATTAAAATGGACGAGGAATTTTTCTCTAATGAGTCTAATGGAAATGGCTCTCAATCAAAAATCATTATGCCAAGCGGCTCTGTAAAAATTGTCGTTGATCCAGAAGGCTTCTTGTTTATTAAAGAAGCAAGAAAGGTTGAATTCGACGGTAAAACATTTTCTATTAGAACGGACGGCAATCCAATTGGTTTATTTAGTAACCAATATTATGAATTTTTCTTAACACCAATAGATGAGTAATGGCAAAAAGAACTTTTACTAGATCTCCAGTTATACCAAAATCAGTCACTCGTAAAGCGGAGAGAGACATGATGAAAATGCTTAGATCTCAATTAGCATCGCAAATCACCACTGAATTCGAGGCAATTAAACAACAAATGATAGATGAATTTAAAAGTCATCCCGTTTCTGTTGAAATTAAAAATGGACCATTGGCACTTAACACTTCTAATACTCTTGGAGGTTATGGAAATTTATTTTCTTTTATTGGTTTTATATATGGAGAAGACCCAATACAAGAAGTGGTTGATATTTTAAATCAAACCGCTATATCTTTTTCCCAAAGAGGAACTTTAACAGCCACTATTAGAATGCCGTCAACTAAAATTATTTTCAAAAATACTCCTCTAAGATGGGCTACTGGAAGAAGTTGGGCAAAAGGTATTGAATCTGGAATTTCTGGTCTTGGCTATTATATTCACGAATATGGCAAAGGTTTTTCCGAAGGTGGTTTTCAATCTGAATCGAAAATCTCTGACAGAGAAAGATCTGATCCAAGAGCAAAAGGTCAATCCAAGTCAGCACCAAAATTTAAAAACACTCCTTACATCTCTTCTTTAATCAATAAATATTATGCCGTATTTTCTAAAATAAGTGGCGCAAACATTAGAATTAAAATTTAACTATTATGATCGAACAATACCTTCACAAAGCAACAACATCTTTTATGCTGTGGTTTGATAATTACCTACTTAAAAAGGGTCAAGCCTTCTCAAATAAAAGCGGCAAATTCTATTACTACGCAGACGACAGATTAGATAGTCGCTATAAAGCATTTGGAAGTCCATATAAACAATGGGTAAATGATTCTTCTATTGTCGGGGCAAATATTCCGTCTGGTGTTTATGTTAATGGAAGTTTTCAACCAAGAAGCTCTAATCTATTGCTTGATTTTAATAATGGAAGAGCGTTGATGAGTGGAGTGGCTAATAGCGCTAATGTTTCTGGTTCATTTGCCGTTAAAGACTTTAATATTTATTTTACAAATGACGGAGAAGAAGATCTTATTGTAGACAAAAAATACACCCCAAATTCTCGCATCTTTTCTAATCAAGAAACTTATGTCGAGCCTTACGATAATGTTGTTCCAGCTATTTTTATCTCTAGTAGCTCGATTCAAAATGTGCCATTCTCTTTTGGTGGAGAAGATACTACTCAAATACAAATGAAAGCAGTTGTTATGGCAGAAAACTCATATCAACTAGATGGAGCATTATCAATTTTTGCAGACAGCTTTAACGAAACCTTTAGAACTGTTCCTTTTTCTGGTCATCCATCTACAGAATACGGGGACATTAAAAATGGATCATATTCTTATGAAAATCTACAAAATCAATACGCCAATGAGCCTCTTTTCTTTGTAGAAGATGTTGTTACTTCGAAGCTTACAGATAAGGCGAGGAAGTCGTTATCAAACGATTTGTTTATTGGATTTATAGACTTTGAAATTCATCAGCAAAGGTTTCCAAGGTTATAAATTTTTTTCTCTTTTTTAATTAATTGATGTAAACACAATAAAGATAAACACTTATGGCACGAAACAGAGTAATCTATCAATCAGAGGGTCTTTACGTCAGTAAAGAAGCCACTTCGACAGAGAGCAGTGATCACTTTCACCTTTCTCGCGTCCAGTCGGCAAATTATAATTTTAACATTGCTCGTCAAGATATTAACCAATATGGTGAACTTGCACGAATCGATTCTATCGTAATTGAAGCTCCAACTGTAGCTTTGGACTTTAGTTATTATGTCACGAATGGTCATAATGAGAAAAAAATTGGTTTCACTGTTGCTCCTAATGGCAGCGGAACTGGAAGTTTTGCTCAGTTTGTAGGTGGACACATTACAGGCGGCAGCGGCAGAAACTACTTTATTGTAACAACTGACGAAGGAGCTGATCTTAATGATGTCACTGGCGCTTCTGGTCTTTCTGGTCGTCAATGCATTGGCATTGGGAACGCTTACTTGACTGACTACTCAGTTGAATTTGCTGTTGGGTCTATTCCTACTGCGACTGTAAGTTTTGAAGCTGCAAATATTAGAGGCTCAAATATTACTGGAGATAATTCTGTCGTTAGTCCAGCTATTAATACCGAAAGTGGCACTGCGTTAGATAGTTCTATTAAACTCCCTAATCCTAATAGCGACACAAGCGGTGTTGTATCGGCATTGCGTCCTGGAGATGTTACTGTTAGCTTTGGTTCTTTTAGTGGCAGCGGTATTCTTGGTCAACTTGGAACCACTAATGGTATCCACCTTCAAAGCGCTAGCTTGTCGATTCCTCTTAGTAGAAGCCAAATTCAACGCCTTGGTTCGAAATTTGCTTATGCTCGTAATGTTGACTTCCCCGTTAACGCAACGATCTCGCTCAATGGTGTGCAAAACGAAATTGGCAGCGGTTCTTTGATGGATTTGCTTAATAGTAATCCAAAAACAGATATCACAATCACTGTCAATAAGCCAGATAATACTAGCACCCCAGCTGTTAAATATATCATTAAACGCGCACAGCTTGATTCTTCGAGTGTTTCCAGCTCTATTGGATCAAACAAAACAGCAGACTTTACATTCTCCGCTCAAATTGGTGGTGTAAACGATACTGATGATGGTATCACGATGAGTGGTTCGTTTACTGCGTAACATTAACACTTATAACTCAAAAGGCGCTGTGAAAACAGCGCCTTTTTTGTTGTTAAAATTAATAAAAAATATTAAATAAACGAATGATAGTCAGCAACAGTCATTACACCATCTACTTCAATGCCGCCCAATTGTAATGGCTCTGCTTGATACATGTTGTATTGATGAACAAGTTTATCGATTTTAGTTTCACACTCATCTACCAATGACTTGTAAACTTTTGCAACTTCGTTCTTATTCGTAAATGTCACAGAGCTATTGCCATCTCTCAAAGACAAGATATCAGAACCATCAGCGTTATTAACGAGACCTTTCAAAGCATTACGAGACTGTTTGCGATAATAGTGAGACATATACATCTCTCTATAAATAGCCTGAGACTCTTGGTCTAGTGTCGCATTAATACCACTGTAAGATGTATTAATCCTTGTATTCAAAAGACCAATATTGGACTCTAGCCAAGCCTCAATATAAGATCGTGGCATAATGCCAGTATCACCATCAAATTCCGTTTGGAAAATCTTCGTTGCTAAACCGCTAATAACGCTCATGTATTAGTTTACACTTAGTTATTCAGTAGCTTCAACAATTTCTTATGCTCCTCGTTGTTGGGGTCAATAACAAAAGATTGAACGCTTGTTGGCATAATATTGCGTCTGCTATTTTTAGTATAAGCAGAAAATTCTCTAATAAGGTTTTGTTTGAGTAGAGGCTTTTCGAGATAAGGATTAGTTCCAATTTTGAGCGCAAGTTTTTGCATATCAGACAAAGACATTTCGCGCAGATTTTCTTCAAAAATTTCCATTTCGTTTGTGCCAAATGGACTAATTTCGGAGACTCCCAACAAAACTTCCAACTCTCTCATTTTATTAGTGAAATCTTGAGTCCCAACTAAGTTGTTGGCTTTCATTTCTTCGATTTCTTGAATAATAGTTTTTTTAGAAGAGGCTACCGCGACATCTTCTTTAAGCATACCGTTTGTGGTTTCCATGATTTTCTTTTTTCTAGGCATACTTTATTGTAATATTTTTATAACAATTTTAAATAAAAAACCTCCCGAATTACGCTTGCAAGCAGAGGCGCGGGAGGTGAGTTATGAGTAAAAATAACTGGGGGAGTTGCCTCCCCCAGTGAGATTATTAGAGGCTAGTAACGATCTTACCAACCAAGGCGCGGGTGTCAAGCACCATGCGACCTTCTTCCATCGAACCGAAGTAGCCGATCTTCTTCTGGCGAACGCTGTATTGGTCGTCAGCAGTAAGAGAGAATTCGGAACCATTTTCGGAATCAACAGCAACTGCACGGATCAGAGACTCGCGACCACGATCAAGACCAATGATGATCTCATCGTTATCACCAAATACTGCTGCACCAGTGGTGCCATCAGCTTTAGCAAATTGAGTATCTCCAGCAACAGTGTTAAAGATGCTATTGAAGCGTTGACCGCGACCAAGCTCATTGATTTCCATGATCGAAACACCATAAAACTCAGGAATACCTGCCGAGTTATAGATAGCGGTTCTCATGTCATCAGGAGCAGCAATGTCAGTCAAACTGCCTTTGGTGTTAATTGGGTTGTAAGCCATAGCGCGAAGCTCTTGAACAACTTCAGGAGAAACGATAATATCTGTCAAACCACGACCTTGGCGAGCTTCTGGAGTGCCACCGAGCCACGATGTATTGATACGCTTAGCAAGAGTGAACAGTTCGTTCAAGTCAGCTAAGAGGAAACGACCACTGGTGTTGGCACGTTGAACGTGTTTTTTGCCATTGGTTTGAGCGTTAGCAAGAGCGCCCAACAGCAAGTTTGCCGAAGTTTTTTCTTGCTTCAGAAGGATTTCTTGAGCAAGACGGGTAAAGGTTTTGCTAATCACATCCAAACGGCTCTTGGCTGCATAACGCTTATCAAAGCTAAGCGCAGAATCAAGAGTGTAGGTGTGAATCTTCATTTCCGAAACCGTAGGCAAAACTTGGTTTTGGGGCAGACCACCAGCAGCCGATTGGCTGTAAACGGTGATGTAATCTTCTGCATTGACATCGTAGTAGAGGTCAAGAGGGATGCTAGGATTGTCATCGGCATTGAATTGAAGAGTGGTGAACAAATTGCTCAGCGTAGGAGCATTGTTGATCACTTCTGCCAAAACAGGACCAATGAATTCGGCAAGTGCGACTTGAGCTTCGTTCGCGATAGCGCGATTTTTCGAAGCCATAGCCTTTACAAGCTCGACTTGTTCAGGAGTTCTTTTAAGAGTAATTTTCATGTGATTTTAAATATATAAAATTAGAGACCAAGACGCACGATTGCGTAGTTACCAGTGAGTGGGTCCGACAGATTTGCAGTGGAAACACTTGCAGTTCTGGAGCCAGTAGCCAACACCGATCCGACTTTTTGAGCATCGCTATTAGCGCAGCCAGTGACTTTACCACTAACACCGCTAGGAAGTTTGAAGCCCGAACCAACAGCTGGAACAGCGCCAGCGAAAGCGGAAGCAGCAAGTGCAAATACACCTCTAGTCGCAACAGGAACTGCTTGACCAGGAAGCATACACATCAGCTCTTCAGCTTTTTGTGGGTAATAGAGAAGTTTCTCACCGTTTTCGTCAAACTTAGCAGTTTGGCGCAGCGTAAGACCCAACAGGTTGTCGCCCGAAGTAGCAGGTTTCAGCGAGAGGGAAACTCTTGGATATTGATTAACACCAACGTGGGGATAGTTGGTTTTGCCGAGATAAGAAGCGTAAGCGTTGTCATACACGATAGTTTCGGTATTGAGGTCGCCCGACTCCACGGTAACGAAAACGCCAGCATCGCCTTGACCGCTATCGACAACGGATTCGTTAATGAATCCAGTTCCCAAAGCGAACATGTTGATGACATCAGTTTCGTTATACTGTCTGAATGGTAGTGTTCTAAGTGCCATATTATTTGTTTATTAGATTTTTTTGTTGAAATTAAGAGATAATGATATTTTCTTTCGAGAAAGCTGTTTTAAACTTGTCTCTGAGAGATGGTTGTGTTTGAGATTGATGTTCGTTGTTGTTAGGAAGAGTCTCTTTAGAGGCTTCAGCTTTCTCAAGAGCTTCTTGGCTCAATTCAGCATCCGTTTTCTTTTCTTCCGAAGCTGTCGAAACGTTAAGTTTTTTAGCAACTTCTTCGTCGATACGAGCTTGGATTTGTTTTTCAAATGCGGCTTTAGCTTCTTTGTTTTTATGCTTCCACATAACAGCAAGTTTTTCTTGATACGATGCAAATGCTTCGTCGGTAGGCTCAAGAGCTTTCAAATCGGAAACCAAAACTTTACGATCATCGTCGTCAAGTTCATAGGTTTGATCGATGGAGTCCATACGAGAATTGAAACGAGCGACAGCTTCTTCTTCTTTTTTGAAGTTTTCAAAAGCTTGAATTTTCTCCACAGCTGTTTTCAATTCGTCTTGAACTTGCTCAATCGAGGCTTTCATGTCTTCTTTTTCTTTAGCCAATTTTTCTTTTTCTTTTTCGGCTTTAGTCAAAGATTCACGATATTCTTCGTCCTTCTTTTTGATTGCTTCAGCAAAGGTTTGCGTCATATTGGCGACAGCCTCTTCCGAGAATTTCTTCTCAACAAGAAGACCCTTGAGTTCTGCAAGAATTTGTTCGATATCCATATTAGTTTCTTTTTTGTTTTTTACATCATGATTTGACAAATGGGAAATAAAAGCTTTCATATTATTTGAAAAAGTGTTATTTTTTATGTCAAAATATAAAGTTGCATCTCTTTTGTCTTTAAAAGATATTTGATTAGAGCTTTTATTTTCAGAATAAAGACCCTTAACATCCGCAGCTGGTTTTGTTGTATAACCAATGCCAAGAGGGTAAATATCGCCTTTAAGAAGTCTGAATAATCTAGTGCCATCTTTCATCGCTCCATTACCACCATAAGCTTTAAGCATTGGCTTCATTTCTTCAAAATGCTTAGGATTTGTAATAACTTCTGCTTCTTTTAAATCTCTACTACCAACAGCAATATCAAATTGAGAAAAGCCAATTTCCCAACTTGCTGAAATAGCTTCGTGAAGATTATCTAATTCATCAACAGATCTTTCTATTAACTTAGCAAAGTCTTTATTGATCTGTTTATAAATAACAGCTCCAAGAGCAATGTTAAATGGGTCTTTCATTTCTCGCGCTTCATCAATCGAGATAATCCTATTAGACCCACCGTATTCACTAAATCCAGCTTTCACCAAATGACCGACGATTTTTTCTTTTTGGTGTTCTATGTTAGTTGGTTTATGAATAAAATTATTGATAATTTTTGCGGCTAATTCTGCACTAATTCCATCGTCGTTTTTATTAAATTGATTTACTACAGCACCGTTATATGCCACACCCATTAAGTCAATATTTTGAGAGTAATCGATATCGCTAGGCAATAAATCCTTTAAGTTTTTTAGCGAAGCTTGAGAAATGCTCATGTTGTCCTCATTTGAATATGACAAAATCGGGCAATCAAAAGTTGATGTGTATGGAAATTTTTTGTTAGTTTGCATTGATCGAATGATAAAGTATGGCAGCTGAATAGTCGTCGTCAATTTCATATTCAGCAGCTGTTTCTAAAACGCTAGGCAAAGTATTTAATTGATTGATATTATCAAAGTTTTTTACACATGAAATAGCTACATCTTCCCAATTATTTATTTCATTTGATACAACAATAGATTCGCAAAGCTTATCTAGCATTGTTTTTTGGGAGTCACTCAACTCACTTAATGAGCATTCGATTTTCATCTGGTCTTCCAGCTTAGCTCTGACTTTCTCGATTTCCTTTGTAATACCCTGTATTTTCTTGACTGAAATATTTGCTTTCGTCAAAGGAATACCTGTAGTTCCTTCTGGTCTTCCAGGCGTTTTAGGAGTTTGATTTTGTTCGCCGCTATCAGGAGGAGATGGTGGAGAGATGGTTGGAATACCACCAACAATTGGATTATAGTAACCCTCTTTTCTTTGAGAAACAAATTCTGGTTGAGAAGTAGCAATTTCTTCAGATTTAGGAAACTCGCCAGTGTGGAACATGTCCATTCCTTGTTGCGGGGTAATAATACCAAGCTCCATCAATCTAGTTGTTACTCGCATAAGTTGAGTCTTGTCTCTAATATCAATGTCGCGGAATTTTACAGTTGGATATTTTTTCATACCCAAGCTTCTAGCAACTCTTTTGATTTCTGGTTGAAGAAAATCGTTGACAAATGCATTTCTTGCTTCTTTAAGGCGATCCAAGAAAATCTCTGCTTTTACTTCTGTAGAGCTATACTTCTCTTCCCCAACAATAATATTTTGAAGACCTTGCTTGATGTCTTCATTAAGGACTTTATATTTTTCTGGTCCCAAAACTTTATTAAGATCAGGAATAACAAAGTCAGCTTTAGTTGTGTAATCCGAAACAAGAACTCTACCAACGCTTTCGTTCTTAAATAGCTTTTGCATCGCTACTAAGTTGTTTTGATTGATACCACCCTTGTCAGGCTCAGCTCCCATCGTAATCAATAAAATAACATTCTCAACAGTTCTTGTGATAGCTTGATCCATTTTCTTTAATTCAAGCTTCGCGTTGATATCTTCTAGAACTGGATAGCCAAATGGAATAGCGAAAGGCTCGTAGTCTTGTTTCTTGTAAAAAACAAAGATAATTTTTTGTGGATCGAGTTTGATTTTTAATCCGTTTTGATAATAAGTTCCTTTTTCGATATCTTGCTGAACTTGTTGAGGCAAACCTCTAAGAATATCTCTATCTTCTTCAGATACTGGGTTCTGCAATCTCGCCAATTCATATTCCGAAAGAATCTTTTCGTATGCGCCTGTCTCAAAGCTAGATCCTCTTTTGGCAACAATATCAAAAGGGTTCAAAAGGATATATCTTACTGGCACTTTATTAGAAGTAGATTGTGTATCTGAAATTTGCTGAATCAGTTTAGCATAGTCTCCTGCTTGAATTGTGCCATCGACGCGATAGAAAAAGATATTGCCACTTCTATAAAATTCTCTAAAGAACTGATCTTTTAAATGCCAAAGTTTAATTCTTTGAAACCACTGATCAAAGAAATCTCTACTTTTTCGAGAACCGCCTTCGAGATATACTTCCGTATTCGCAAATTCAGACATAATGTCAATAGAATTACGAAAAACAGCGACATTAGCATAAGCTTTTTGACAAAGTTCAATAGCCTCGCGCACGTTAACTCCATCCATTGCGTAGCTGTATGGCAAAAGTCCATTACGAATGCTGCTAAATCTATCATGTGTTCTTTGAAATGCGGATCTATTTTTTCTGCTGCCGCTTCTTGACGAACTATCGACTCTAGAATACTCATCAGATGCTGAAGAAGTAAAGATGGACGCTTCTGAAACATAAAAAGGTTCACCAGCTAACTCTGGCTCAAATTCATTTACTTGTGACGCTAAAGACACCTCCACTTTGGGCTTATTAAATTGCTGCCAATAATCTGATCTTTTGTTGTATTGTCTTTTGCTTTGATTCATTTCTTTATATTACACAAAAAAGTCCAAAAGTTAACTTTAAAAGTTAATCAACAAACATTGGGACAAATGTTGCCTGAACATTATCAACTGGAGCAGCCATCATGTCAAGATATACATTCATCATCCAGTTGCCAAGAACTAGTGCTGAATAAGAGTCTTTACGAGCTTTATCCGCATTTCTTTGTTTTTTGAGATTGGAAGGCAAATCGAAAGATTGTGATCCATTGGCAGTAGTCGATACCTGAATTAAAGCGCATTGAACTTTTGTAGTGTCTACTACGGTCTTCAAATGCTCAATCAAATCAATTTGCTTGGCATAATTATCAACATCGTCGTTGTATCTTGAGAAAGAAATTTCTTCAATAGGAATTGCCGCCGCTTTTTGTCTAGTATAATCATCATCCAAAGCAGCTCCAGCAAACCATATACGCTTGTGGTCGAAAGCGGCTTGCAGCATTTCATTCGCGGCTCTAATCCATTGTGAACTAGGCTTACGTAATATACAAATTCTGCGAGATTCTTTATTATATTGGTTTCTTGCATAACGCAAGTCATTTGCGTATTCTTGGGGGTTATCGAAATCAACATCGATTGTTTCTATTTTGATTCCAGCCTTTTTAAATATTTCGCTTTCGTTGCAAGAGTTGATAAATTGGACACCTCCGTTATAGTCACCAACAATTGAAACAATATTAAAGTGAGTATAAAGATAGTGAAAGTAGATAATATGCTTCTTTAGATTTGCCCCCGCCAGCGCATACGAGTGAACAATTGTTCCTTGTTTTTTGTCTGGACGCAATTTAATAACGTGCATAGCGAAGTCATCAGAACCTTCACTCTCAGACCAAGATGGGTCGAAAGAAAGAATATATTCAGCATTTTTATCGCCAACGACTTCTACAGCTTGACCTTCTCCGTCTGGCACTGTACACGCTGCCATTTTACTGACTTTGAAATAGCCAGAGCTATCATCTGTAAATACAGAACCAAACTCTCTCTCAAACTGAGCTTCACTCATTGTAGCTTTAGATTGATCAAGTAGGTTTTGATCGTAAAGTTGTTTTGGGGCGCAATCATAACTCAAATGCATAATAACTCGATGAGCATTATCAGTTTGCGAAGGATTAAGTATTAAGTTTTCGTATTGCTGGTAAAGTTTATACAAATACTCAAATTTATAAGAAGCAGATGACAAACCAATAATCTTATTGTGAGACCATCTATGACGATCTTCTTCTGTCATTTTACCAGCAGCAATCATTTCTGTTTCTAGATCATAGATCTTTTGTCTCTCTGTTGGGTTTTCAACTACCGCCAAGAAAGGCAAGATAACCTCATTGATGATTTTTTCAGGCATCAAAAGCAACTCGTCAATAATCATTCGTTGAAAACGAAATCCCCGAAGCTTTTCTCCATCTCCCAGTGGCAGAGCTATAATTTTACTTCTCCCTAGTTCCATTACCCATTGGTCATTTGATTTTGAAACTCGCGTAATACACTGAGACAAAAATGCAGCCTTTGGACTCTTGGCGATTTCTTCAATCTTGTTAAAGATCATTCGGCTTTGTCTGAAAGACTTTGAAATAATACCTATCTGCACTCCTTGGTTTAGAATAGCGTCCATTGCCGCGAAAATGCCCGTAGTGAACGACTTGGAGAGTCCGCGAGAATTGTGGTGAACTAAACCATTGCCAATGTAACACTCTTCATTTTCGACAGTAATATCAACCGTTTCAACTAAACATGGAGATATCGTTTTGATTTGAGAAAAAACTACTCGTTCTTCTTGGATGTCTTCGATGATTTGCTGGGTCTCATAAGATAGGTTATTTAAGTTTTGCAATTCATTTTGTGAAAAACTTTTACCCCAAGAGCCATTTTTGCCAATGAGTTTTTTACGAGAACCTTCTTTTTTGAGAATAGATGTAAAATCTGGAATCAAATTATTTTGATAGTTTCGGATGCTTGATCTCTCAATGATTTTTTTTAAGTTCTCTTTCTTGTGGTAGACCACGAAATCAATTGACTTTTGAAATTCTCTCAGAGATGTTTCGTCATTAGAGATGATCAAATCATAATACGGGACATCTTTGTGCTGACCTGATTGTCTCAGATTAGACTGTATTCCCATGTTGTTTAAAATCATTTTAACTTGTCTCAGTAGCTCAAGCGATGTGTTTTTCAAACCAACCTTACTATTGCTCTTCCGAAAAGAAGCGTAGCCATCAGCGTCAAATAATCCACCAATCAGTGCGCATAATTCATTTCTAGAACACTGTAACAAGCTGTCACAAATAACTTTGTTCTTTGATTTTAAAGACATGTCCCAACCAATGCTAGCTAACCATAAAGAAAGTTTTCTGCTAAATAGAGAATACTCGTAAAAGCTCAAGTTCTCACTTCTTTGACGAGAATATACTTTTACTTCTGTTTCTTTAATGAAATTCATACACATGTCTTGAATTTCCCTATTTTCTGAGCAATAATGAATACCATCTTGGTTAACCCACCCATCACCTAAAACATAGCCTAGAAGATAAAACAGATATGGAGAACGCACTAATTCAGAGCCTTCTGTAATATCTCTATTACCCCAAACTTCTGTTTTGATTTTGACTGGCAGGTAGTCGTTGATAGATAGATCTTGGATCTCCTTAAAGATAAATTGCCCATCTTTATAAGTCATTACTTTATGACCAAGTTTAGCTTTAAAAGATTCGCCCGATTTAGTTTGAATATATAATCCTTCTTCTTGTGGGTTTTCTTTTTTATCAGATACCAAGTTTAATTCGTCTCTTGACCTAACCATGTCCCCAACAGAGATATCTTTGATTTTCTTAAAACCTTTAGAAGACAATACGTATTCGTTTTTTTCTAAACACCAAATGCCCAAGAAGTAATCCGTCTCCATCATTGACTTAATAGCCATATGCTGGAATGGGAATAGAGATACTCCAGATAATAACTCACAAGTGAACGATGGGTTTTCTCGTAAGAATTTATAAAGCAGTATTTTTGCCTTCTCTTCTTCCAAAAATCCTTTAGTTGCCAAAATCTCTTGATTGATATTAGCAAACTTTTTGTATAGTTTTTGATGTCCTTCTTCCCAAGCCATATTTATTTAATTTCAAAGTAATTCATTTCTCCAATGTCCAAAAAGTATTGAACATCTACATTCCACATTTTTTTGCCTAACATTAATAGCTTTGGAATCAAAATTTGACTAGAGCTTCGATTTCCAGAGAAAACAAATTGACAACAATCGCGAAAATCATGCTGCAATTGACGCATGTTATGGAATATATAGTCGATATTGTATCTCTTAGGCGCATATTTGTTCACTTCTCTCATTGTGTAGAGATTTGCCTCTACGACAATAAACAAAAAAGATTCTGATTGGCGGCATCTTTGAAGCTCTCTATAAAACCTCTTATATTCTGTGGAGACTGTATTGCAAAAATCAGGTAAAGACTTTCTGTCTACATAGGTGTATTGAAAATCTTGACCGCTCACCGCATAATCGCCAATGTCGAGCTTTAGTGGTTTAGAGTTTCTGAATTTTAGCGGTTGACGCTCCCTTGTATCAATTAAGATATTTACATTTCTGTAATCATTATGAAATTCTTTGGGTAAATTTGAGCCGAATAGTGGCTTTACACCACATAACTCGCAAGCTGCACGATAACTGCCAAAAACCCTCTTGTAAACGCGCATTGGCGGCAATTCAGAAGTGAACAACTCAACGGAGCTTGGTCCATAATCGATTTCTTTTTTCTGAATGCGCTTTTTAAGCAAAGAAAGAATATACTCCTTAACTTCTTCTTGATCTGCTACGTCACACCATTCGACTAATTGATTATAGGATGCGAAATCCCTTTCAAAATAGTCTTCATAGTTTTTGAATTCAATTAGATTGCCCGAAAGTTTATTTTTTCTGGCAAAATGCTTAACATAATAATCCCCCAAAATCATATCGTGTTTTTTGATATGATGATGGAGACTTCTTAATGAGGAAAAATCTTCCCCGCATTCTTTACAGTTAAATGACATGATCTTTTGAAATTCCAAGTATACGAGCTTTCCAAGCATCCATTCCCTCAAGCCTGTTTGCTTCGTCTGCCACGAGTTGTTTTTGCATTTCTGCGATTTTCACCATATTAGCTCTTTCTTCTTCGTCTTGAAAGAATTGAACCAAAGCCAAAATAGATGCATTTTCTTTTTGTTTACTCTGCATACGAGAAGCCCTATCTCCTTGAAGCTTTTTTGTCAGGTTTTCGATTCTCGTTTCACATTGATGATATTCTGAGCTTTTTGCCTTAATGATTTCGGACAATCGAACACTCATATCTTCTTGATCATTAGCAACGTCAAATACATCATTCAACTTATTCAAGTGTTTGCTGATAACCTCTAGATTGATGATTTCTTTACATACGTTCATGTAAAGGTTGATTTCGTCTGATGTGAGATCGGGTTTATCCCAAGTCAATCTAATAAATTCTTGCTCAAACAATTCGCGATCACCTTTCACAGTGTAATTGTTCATGATTTTAACGAATCGAGAATTATTCAAATTAACCATGAGCTTTTCGATACACACCCTATGTTGCCGATTAATCTTCTCCTCCTCAAATGCTTGACCAGTTGCATCATTTACTTTTTTAAGCGCCCTCCCGAAAGACTTCGGGGCAACATAGGTTGAGATGTTTGCATCTACATCCTCAGATGGGTTGTAGTCTGGATTGATATCCTTGATAATGGCATGGACTGCTCGTTGCTCAAGAGAAAGAGGTTTCACCTCTTTCTTCGGGAATATCAATGATGCAATAGCCAATGACGATAGACCAAGTTCTGCTTGATCTAAAATCAATTGCTTTTGTTCTTCAGTGAAAACTAATTCTTCTTTTTTGGCGCGGCGAGAAGTATTAAATTTCATACCTGCGCCAACCATATAGTTGCGAATTTCGCGCCCTTCTTTTGAACGACCGTCTAGTTCTGGATTGTCAAATACATAACGAACAATCTCATTCAAATCGGGGCTTTTTGCAAAAGCCTCTCTTACCTTTTGTTTTTGTGCGTCAGTTAAATTCATAAGATAATGTCGTTTTTTTCAATAATGCTTTGGACTTTTTCTTTTAGCATTTTTTTGATATTTTTGATTTGTTTATATCCTGCTGCTCGATTTTTTTCTGTTGTTTTGAACTTCATGAATTTTGCAACATCATCATCAGTTGCGTTTTCAAAAAATAACATCATGTACACGGTATAGTGTTCTTGAGACAGTTCTTTTTTAAGAAGTTCGTTGAGCTTATTGATAGAGTTTGTAAAGTCTACGCCAGAATCTGTGAATGTGTCTATCTCTTGTTGATGGTTCTCCATTGCCAAAGGCATCTTAACGCCATAGCCTTGTCGTTTTGATTTCGCCCATTTTGCATATTCTTTGCAAGAGGAGTCTTGCTCTTTAGATTTAGTTAGCGAACAAATATTGTCGCCCATGTTATATGGACAACTCATACAAGGTTTAACATAGTTTGTGTAATTGTTGCGCACTATGTTTTTAATCTGATGTGAAGCTATTCGTGAGACCCAAGGCTCAAGTGGTCTAGTTTGATCCCACATGTGCCACTTTTTAAAGATATGAGTCTTAATAACTTGAGCCACATCTTCAAAGTCGAACCAATTAATAGCGTTGAGTCTCCACTTGCTCTGAAATTTTGAAACAACAGAATCAATTATCGGATAGCATTCCTCGTATGTTTTGTTTTTCTCCTCTTGATTCACTTATTCTTGTTGTTTTTAAAGTCTTCTAGTGTTTGCGCTCTTCTTTTTGTTTTGGGGGCTGATTCTTCTTTCCCTGTTCCTATAATAGAAGATAGTGAGAATTTATTATAGGGACTAGACGATTCGATATCTACAGCGATTTTTCTAATAGAAGGTACGGAGCGAGATGAAGAGTAACTTTCTCCATCGTCATCATCATCATCATCATCATCAAAATCTTCATCGTCTTCATAATCGTCGTCTTCCTCTTCTTTAATTGGCTGCTTCTTTTTAGAGGATGGCATCATGGCTCCCAATGGATTACCACAAGACGAACAGAAATTTGGTTTAGCTAGATTATACTCATGTTTTTTCCCACATTGGGAACAATAAATAGCACTCATAACTAATAATGAGTTTTTTATTAGTTTTTTCAAGCATAAAATGTAAATTGAGATAGTAGATTACACGTTTTAATATAGCGCATTTCGCTGCGAGCGTTGTGTATTATCTACTATAATAGTTTACACGTGAATGTTGTGGCTCTCTAGCTTTTTAACCAAAAAGCGGAGAATTTCACTGCGCACAATATCTTCATTTGTGAATGCGAAGGTTTGAATGCCGCGATTTTTACTCTCTTCATCGTTAAAGAGATTAAACATTGGAGAGAAGCCTGTTTTGGCGTGTCCAATATCACTTTGCATAGAGTCTCCGCAGATAATAATTTTAGATCCTTCTCCAATTCTAGTAATTAAAGTGGTCAGTTCCTTAAAGGAAAAGTTTTGCGATTCGTCAGCAATAACAATCTTATTACTCCAACTTGCACCACGCAAAAAGTTAATTGGCACTGCACTTAATCTTCCTGTTGATTTAAGATGCGCCACATCTTGCGGCACAGCTATTTCTTCAAGCTTATCGTATAGTGGCATCAAAAATGGATCAAACTTTTCCGCGATATCTCCTGGCAAACTGCCCAATCCCTTGTCTGCGCTTTCGATAATACTGCGGACATAGATCAATTGTTTTTCGGGGTCTTCAGACATCATCTGAATCGCGGCGTAAAGAGCCATATAAGTTTTACTGGTTCCTGCTGCCCCTGAGATGAAAATTAGTTTATTTTCGGGGTTAAGTAGTATATCCAACAACAAAACTTGTTTTGGCGTGAATTTAAAACCCTTTTTTTTGATTTTAATTCTGCTGGTTTGATTGAGTTCAATTTCAACAGAATCCGACTTGCTAAATCTTTTTTTAGGCATTTCTATATATTACACCTATTTTACAATATCGCCTCGTCAATTGTTAGGTCTGCTGTTAAAATCCCACCAGCTTGCACTGATAAGTTTTGGCTAGATATTCTTGAATTTGATGAAGTAGAAATTGTGCCGCTCGGCAAAACGAGTATACCTGATTCGGTGAATAGATTAACTGCAAAAGGGCTAAGTGTTCCAGATTCATTGATGAAGTTTGTTATGTTTGTTGATTTAATTGATAGTTGTTT